TTTTGGAATTTACAAGTAATTACTAATGGATCTGGTGCTACCAATTACACAGGCTATGAACCATACTTGGCATATGATAGCGAAAATAAACAACACAATCTAACATGGTGGGATGCGACAAATACAAATGCAGATCTAACAACTATAAAAATTACAGGTTCAAATGCAGCTACGGTGGCAACTACTGTTAACATGACAAACTTGGTAAATCAAAACACTCAAGCTCCCAATGGTATCGCATATCACCCAGAATTAAAAAAAGTTGCTGTTCTTTGGACGGACGGATCTAATTTTATGAAGGTAGTAAGTGTTGATACAAGCAACGCTACATCGAGTAATTGGACGGCTGGAACTGTTTTGGATGTTGAAAACACAAATCAATATATCAGAATACGCCCTATAGTTTACGATTCAGCTTCACAAAATATGGCTATTGGTTGGAGAGAGTATCCCGGTGCAGATGGTAAAGGGGTTGTTTACACAATGGATGGAACAACCACTAATGTAGCTAATTTTATTGGCATAACATCTCAGTCTATTACTAGCGGTAATAGTGGCAAATACAATCCACAAGGTGGGGTGGCAACAACAACGGAACAAAGTGCGGGCGAAACGGGAACGCCTACGGCATTTACAGGAAGTATCGGTGCGGTTGACGCTACAGCTGCTTACGATAGTGGAAGCAATCAAGTTGTTTTCGGTTTTCAAAATCCAGCTACGGGGTATGGTAGTGCAATTGTCGGCTCAATTAACTCTGCAAATAACACGAATACTTTAGGTGCCGTTGGAACTTACCAAGCACTTTCGTCAAGTTACAACGCAATAACTTATGATGCATCGGCTGATAAAATAGTAGCAGTTGCGTCAAACCCAACCTCTTTTAATTACAATGGATATGCGTGGGTTGGAACGGTATCGGGAAGCGGAATTACATTCGGAAGTGGTGTAAATTATAACGGTGTAGATACAATTGCTGCCCAAGATATTACTTACGATTCGACAAGCCAAGTAACAGTCGTTTGTTATAAACAATATAATGATTTATATGCACGATTAGGTACAATTTCAGGAGGTGCTATTACATTTGGGTCTGCTTCAGGCTCACCACCAAACCCCGGAAGCGTAAGTTATATTAATGCTATTTATGATTCTAATGCCGATAGAACGGTAGTAGCGTGTCAAATAGCTGGTATTGGACTTGGAGTTGTAGCAGGGCAAGTTTCTGGTGGGACCATATCATGGGGAAGTTTTATCTACCCTGCTAGTGCTAATGTTGTTACCGGCGAAGGTCACACGATTTGTTTTGACAGCCAAAATAACAAAGTTGTTGTGCCATACCAAGATACGAGTGATAATTTGGGCAAGGTGGTGGTCTGCAATGTCAGTGGTTCAACGGTAACGGCTGGTTCGCCCGTGCCATTTACAAGCGTGGCGATTAGTGGCAATACATTGCAATCAGCCTTCGATTCGAGCCTCAATAAAGTCATTATAACTTATACACATTCAAGCGATAATTATTTGAGAATTATCACAGGTACGGTTTCAGGTACCTCTATAAGTTTTGACACTCCTATTGTAGTAACAAGTGCAGCAATCAATACTACATCAACTGCAATTGCATATGATTCAAATGCAAGTAGATCATTAATTTCATATAGAGATCAGACCAGCAGTTTTCTGGGAAATGCCATTGTTTATGTAACCGCAGGAACCCAAGGTCCACTTACAATAGATTCTACTTACTACATCCAAAATAACGGTAATATAACCACCACAGCTACAGGTAATACAGAGATAGGAAAAGCTGTATCAACAACACAATTATTACTAAAAGGAGCACCATAATGAAAACCATCGTAGAAAATTCTACAAAATTAAGTAAATTTCTTTACGAAGATGACAAAGAAATTTTAATGGAAGAGGAAAGAATAACAATAGGCCCAGTTTCTAACCCTGACCTTTATGTTGGTTGTCATAGCAAACATGATTGTACATTGTATGAGAATATTGAGGGTCCGTCCGAGGCATGGGCCGGTAACAAATATATGTTTGACGGAACAACTTGGACAGCTAATCCAGATTGGAAAGATCCCGCTGTAGTTCAAGCAGAACTTGATGCAGAAAGAGAAGCAAAATTAGCTGAAATCGAAGCGGCTAAAAAAGCAGCGGAAGAGGCAAAAAGTTCTGAGGAAAGCTCGGAAGAGAGTTCAGAGTAAGGACTAAGCCATGAGCTATACAATGACATATGATAGCTTGTTAGTGGACATACGCAGGTATCTTGAGCGTGGGTTTACACAAGCTAGTGATCAAATTGTTTTTGATCAATTGCCACGTTTAGTGACGTTAGCAGAAAGGCGTATAGCTCGTGAACTCAAAATAGAAGGTTTTATCCGAGCGATAACAACGCCTCTGTCTATCGGTGTTAGCACTTATCTCAAGCCAGACAGATGGCGTGACACGATTTCTATGACGGTAGACGGAACGCCAATACAAACAAGATCATATGAGTACCTTCGTAATTACTGGCCTAATGAAGCGCAAACAGCATCGCCTCAATTTTATGCTGATTACGACTACGCTAATTGGTTAATTGCTCCAACGCCAAATGCAGCTAGTACGTTAGAGGTTCTTTATTATGAACAACCAGCACTGCTTGGTCCAAACTTGCAAAGTAATTGGCTAACGGACTATGCACCGGAGTTGGTGTTGTATGCTTCGTTACTTGAGGCAACCCCATTTTTAAAAAACGATGAGAGAGTACAGCTATGGCAAAGTCTATATGACCGATGTGCTCAAGCATTCAACGGTCAAGATTTAGGAAGAATACTTGATCGTGCGGCACAAAGGAGTGAAGCATAATGCCTATTTATCAAGACGTTTTTGGCGGTGCTAACATTTATCCTAGTGAAATTAGTTATAGCACTCAAAACTTATCGGCTGATGTAACGCTGAGTTGGCCTGAAGAGACTTCAACGAATACTAATTTAGCTACGCGAATAATTGATGTAACACAAACGGGTGCAGGCTTTAGCATTATTGTTCCGGATGCCCAAAAAAGCGGAACTGGTAATACAATACTATTCAACAACATAGGCTCACACACGTTCCTCGTAAAAAATGCGGGCGGTATTCAACTTGGATCAATTGCGGCGGGTGAGGTTTATCAATTATATTTGACTGATAACAGCACCACAAATGGAACATGGGTATTTCTGCAATACGGAGCCACTACATCGACTGCCAACGCAGCATCATTAGCTGGCACAGGTATAGTTGCTATCGGAACCGTGCTATCGCAGTCCGTACCAGTGACCACGTTTAATACTAACTTCACGAGTGGTGTGGATGATCGAGCTAAAATGTTTAACTATACGGGGGCTGGTGGCACTTACACACTGCCTGACCCAATCACGGGCGGTGACAACTGGTTTGTTTACCTAAGAAACTCTGGATCTGGTGCAATCACGGCAACGCCTCCGGGATCAGTGACAATCGATGGTGCAGCTAATTTACCATTCCAACCCGGTGAATCAGCTATCATTGTTACTGATGGACAAAACTTTTTTACGATTGGGTTTGGACAGTCGGCTACATTTGCTTTCGATTACACCACGATTAACATTGCTGGTACTGGTGATTTTACGCTCAGTGGTAATGAATTGAACCGAGTTGCTTATAAATTTACCGGAGCACTTACGGGTGCTCGAAACGTAATAATACCAGCGACAGTGCAACAATACTGGATTGATAACAGCACGACAGGATCTTACGTTTTAACCGTAAAAGTTTCTGGTCAAACGGGTGTCACCATTGGACAAAATACGAGAGGTATATTTTATTGTGACGGTACTGATTTAGTAGATGCAGATACCAGTACAGTTTCGTTTCCAATTTCAATAGCACAAGGTGGAACGGGAGCCAACACGGCAGGCGGTGCTCTCATTAATCTAGGTGGTGGGTCTACAGGAATCAGTGTCTTTCAATCAAGCACACAGACAGATGCGTGGACCGCAATCGGATATCCAAATCAATTTAACGGTGGAACATTCTAGGAATGGCAGAGCAAACTACGATACTTGTTTCTGAACCGGGGATTAAACGTGACGGTACGAAGTTTGAAGGTAATAACTACGTTGATGGTCAATGGGTTCGTTGGCAACGCGGATTGCCTAGAAAGATTGCTGGTTACAAAACAACGCTCAAAACATTAGCAGAGATCAGCCGTGGATTTATTACTTTTACTCAACAGTTATTCGTCTATTGTCATTCTGGCGGTGCTAATACTCTTGAAAGATTCACCTTAGATGAAAATGGAAATAGCTCCATTGTAAGCACAAGAACACCTGTAGCAGTGGCAGCACAAGGATCGGTAACTTTAGCTGGTTCTGGCGGTAGTGTGGATATGATAGCTATCAATGGGGTAGATATTATGTCTGGTTCCGTTGCATTCAACGTGGATTTACCAACTACTGCAACCGATGTAGCCGCAAACATTACAGCATTTACGTCTACACCAAATTACACGGCTACCGCTAACGGACCTACAATCACGATCACTTCTGCTACAACTGGCGATGAGTTTAACGGATTCATAATTACTACTACGCTCAACACTTTGACTTCTACAATTGTAAATATGCAAGGTGGATCAGATGCAGTTATAGCAAACGCAAACAATTTTTGGATGTTTGATTTTCAATTTCAATCTAGTAGCAATCAAAACTTAATTTTAGCTTCTGTCGCTCCCAATATGGATTGCATCTGTAACGATCAAGACGGACAAATATTTTTCGGTGATGTGCTCGGCACTGGCCCACTGCAAAGTATATCACTTCCAGCAAATACAAATGCTACAGGTGGTATCGTTAGTTTACATCCTTATTTATTTTATTTTGGAACAGACGGTATAATCGGTTGGTCTGTTCCGGGTGAACCTTCCAATTTGACAGGAACAGGTAGTGGCAACGCTAGGGTGTGGGGTCAGAAAATAATTAAAGGTTTACCGTTGCGTGCAGGTTCTGGAACTGCACCCGCGGGTATATTCTGGGCATTTGATGCTGTAATACGGAGCACGTTTGTTGGTGGTTCGGCAGTGTTTCAATTTGATATTGTAGCTACTGGAACATCGATTCTCAGCCCATTTTGCCCAATTGACTATGATGGCGTTTTCTATTGGATTGGAACTGATCGTTTTTACTTGTTCAACGGTGTTGTCAGAGAAGTTCCAAACAACCTAAACCTCAATTACTTTTTCGATGGGTTGAACCGTGACCACGCAAGTAAATGTTTTGCTTATAAGGTGCCACGATACGGTGAGATTTGGTGGGCATACCCACGAGGTACAGCCACAGAATGCACTCACGCTGTAGTATACAACGTTAGAGAAGACACATGGTACGACACAGAACTGCCAAACGGTGGACGTTCAGCGGGTCAATTTAATAACTCGTTTGCAGCCCCTTTGCTTACAGGCATTGTGCAAGCCACGACAGCATCTGGAACCGGATACAAAGTTTGGCAACACGAGTTTGGTATGGATGAGATTGACGGTCCTGACATTGCACCGATAAGATCATTCTTCGAAACGGCAGACTTGTCTACACTTACACAAGGTGGTGACAGATATCTTCGTATAACAACTATCGAACCAGACTTTGTGCAAGTAGGAGACATGACAGTCACCGTCACCGGAAGGGCCAACGCTAGAGCACCCGAAGTTGTAGGTACAACGTTTACCTTCCCTGCCGAAGCCACACAACCATTCGAACAAATAGTAATGTTAAAAGAACAACGGAGAGAATTAAGAGTAAAATTTGAGTCCAACGCTTTATATGGTGACTATCAGATGGGACAGATAATAGCTCACCTCGGTATTGGTGACGGAACGGATCTAGGATAATGGCATTAAGTGTTACATTGCCAGTGGGTATTGGTCTAAAAGATTGGGCAAATTGTCTGATTACAGACTTCATTGCCTTTGGTGCATTTGACCCGTTAGACGATGAAACAAAGTGGCAAGATTGGGCTACGCAATTTTTGAATGCAACCAATTTAATCGAAGATTTTCCAGACCCGTATATGTATGACGATTGGAGAGAGTGGGCAGAACGATTTGTCCAGACAACGCTATGAGATTTATTGGCTTTGAAAGAGAGATTTCTGCGGAAAAATGGGCTAGACCGTTACTCGGTCTAAAAGGTGAGCCTGAGTTTTTTCGTGCGATGTCGGCAGTTGATGACAGTGATAAATTCGTATGCACTGCAATTTTTAACAACTTTACACCTCGAAACATAGATGTATCGTTTGCATCTCGTGGCGGTAACTGGGCATCTCCAAAAGAAACTTTACGGATGTTCAACGCTATTTTTACTTACATATTCAAGATACACGAAGCGTCACGGGCTACCGCTTTGATTGGTCATAACAACGAAAAGTCCATACGGTTTGTTAAAAGGTTAGGGTTTAAGCACGAAGGTACAATGAGACAAGCCTACGACGATAACGAAGATTTAGAAGTATTTGGGTTTTTGCGGAATGAATATAATACGCACAGATGGTGTAATGTGAGGACTGCGCGATGAGTATGAAAGAACAAATCCTATCAATTGCAATGCAAGATCCTCGTTTTCAAGAAACGATTACAGTCATCGAACAACAATTATCCGGAACTAACATGGTGGCTGAGGATCTTACTGAAGCCATACAAATGCTTGAGTATGTATTACAGAACCCAGAAGTATACCCAGAGGTCCGTACAGCCGCTATAAAAGACGGTTTAATAGATGAGGGTATGTTTCCCCCACAATTTGATGAAGTGCTGATTATAAGCCTCCTAGTGGTCTTGTATGGGATGCAAGACAGACTGTCACAACAAGGTTATGCACGAGGTGGACTCGCAGTATCCGGTAAACAGTTGGCCCGTATGGGTCAAGGTGGTGACCGACAATTGGCTCACATCAATGACCGTGAGGCTGAGGTGCTCCGTAGAATGGGTGGTCAGGGAACAGTCAATCCAAACACCGGACTACGAGAATACAAAGGCCTTAAAAATGTTCTCAAAGTTGCCCTTCCAATTGCTTTAAGTTTTGTGGCACCCGTCTTAGCACCTACTATCGGTGCTGCCGTTCTTGGGAGTGGTGCTAGTGCGTTAGCTCAAGGTGTAGTTGGCGGTGCAATACTAGGTGGCGGTACATCTCTTCTCACTGGTGGTGATCCTCTGGTCGGTGCTGTATCTGGTGGTTTAGGTGGATTTGCTCCGGGAATTTCCGAGAGTTTAGCTCAACAATTTCCGAATTTAAGCGAATCGGCTATAAGAGCGATAGGCGGTGGTGCCACTGGAGCGTTAGGGTCAGCATTAACGGGTTCTGATCCTGTCCGTGGTGCTGCATATGGGGCCATAGGGTCGCTTGCGAAACCTTTCGTTCAAGATATGACACAACGAGCCAGCACCTATGTCAACAATCAGATGCAAGCTAATGCAGCGACGAGTGGTACCATGAAACCAGTAGCTACTACAGGTGCATCAACTGTATATCAACCAGCTCCCGGAAGTGATCAGAACATTATTTTTTCACAAGCATTAGAAATGCCGGGTTACGGAAATCCACAATACGCAGATTTTGCACAACCCATAGATTTACCTTTTGATGAGTTTGCTTCAATGTTAGATCCGCAATATGAATCTACAACAATAAACCCAATGACTGCTCAACAAGAGCAAGTCGTTGATCCTTTTAATACGGTAGAGGCATTAAATGAGGCCGCAGAATCCAACCAGAGCCAAGGGGAAGGATTTGCCGCACTAAGGAATTTGCTACCTGAACCAATCGCTAATTTATTACCAGATGATTTATCTATGACAGAATTAGGATTAGGAGCGTTAGGTTTAGCTGCACTTAGTGGGCTTAGTGAACAAGACCAAATGGATATTTCTATGGCAGAAACAGATGGGATATTTGATAAAACTACAAATCAATATGATTTTGTGAAAATCAGAGGTGAGGCTAATCAACGTGGCATGACACTGGGGCAGTTTTTAAGCAGTCCATTTTTTAAGAATGATCAAAGTAAATATTATATGAACAACGACACAATGTACGCTGCCGAAGGTGGGATAATGGACGCTCCGGGGTATGTCAGTGGTCCGGGTGATGGTAGGGATGATGTCATAAACGCTAGGCTGTCCGATGGGGAATATGTTATAGATGCAGAGTCTGTATCACTATTAGGAGACGGAAGTAATAAGGCAGGGGCAGAAATGTTAGACGATATGCGTAAGAAACTTAGAATGCATAAGGGTAAAGTTTTAGCAAAAGGTAGATTTAGCCCAGACGCAAAATCACCTCTTGAGTATATGAGAAGGAGTGCTTAACATGGGTAGTTTATTTCAGGGAGCACCACAAACCGCAACGTCTTACACAACGTCCACTACTGAAACACCACGGTGGATGCAAGATGCGATATTTAATCAAATACAGATATCACAAAACTTAGCCAATCGTCCGTTTGAGAGTTACGATTTACCAACCGTAGCAGAACTATCACCGTTACAACAACAAGCCTACAGACAAGTACAAGAAGCCCAAGGAGCTTATCAACCGGACCTCGATGCATCGGCAGCGGGTATACGTGCTCTAGCTGGTCTAGCTCCGTTACCCGGAACGCCAACTGAGTTAATACCAACCAACACTAAAACTGGGTTGAGTGCTGCTCAAACATATTTTACGAAAGCAGCGGAAGACACACCTACAAACGTTTCGAATTATTATAATCCATATCAACAACAAGTCATGGACGAACTTGCAAAACAAGGTGCTCGTAACTTACAAGAAAACTTATTGCCAGCAGTAAGCGATGCTTTTATCAGGGCAGGACAATTTGGATCAAGTCGTATGGGTGATTTTGGAGCTAGGGCTTTGAGAGACACGCAAGAAGCAGTTTTAGCTCAACAAGCAGAATTAGCTAACACGGGATATGCTCAAGCAATGGCTAATCGAGCAGCAGATTTAAATAGACAAGCTAACCTCGGTCAAACGGTGGCAGGCATACAACAATCTGACATAGCGCGGCAAATGGGTGCCTTGTCTGATTTGGCGAATCTGGGAGCACAAAGGCAAGCACTTGGATACACCGACACAGCAGCACTTGAAGCAGCAGGTGCTGGTCAACAACAACAATTACAACGAGAACTTACAGCAGCTGAAAAACAATTTTTGGATCAACAAAATTACGCACGAGAGCAAGCTGATTTTCTATCTAGTCAAATCAGGGGATTAGCTCCGGTTGCACCGAAGCGAACAACAACTCAAGGGCAATCAGTGGGCGCGACTTACTCACCATCGCCATTGTCACAAATAGCGGCTGGTTTGGCTACTTACAAAGGTCTACAAAAGTTAGCAGGCAATTGATCGTAAGGAATAAATCATGGGCTTCGAACTAAACAAATTGATGCGACAGTATGGTTTGGCTACACCTACAATGCTTTCTTATGAGGGTGAACGTGGTCCAGATGTTGAAGTAATAGACGAAGAAACCGGAGAGGTAACAACCACACCGGGAGAAATAACTTTTGACCCTGCCAAACAACGTGCATTCGATCAATATCAGGCACAATATCAATCAAGATTACGCAACGCACCTATGTATGCTGGGTCACAATTTCAGACACGAACGACACCTCAGCCAATGAGTTATATGCAGATGTATCAACAATACCTTGGCAGAGATCCGACAGATCAAGAACGCACTGATGCCATAGCGCTGGATGCAAACATTACTCAAGAGAACCCACTTAGCCTTGCTCAACGGCAACAATTTTTGCGTCGCTACGAAGATGAGTTCAAAGATTTAGGAATTAGAAATACGGGTAATCAAGCAGTTATGGATACGATAGGAAATTACTACGGTAATATCTTACGCAATCCAGACTACAGGGCAACGCCTATTGATCGTTCTTTGCCTTTTGAGGAAAGAAATCCAAATGTACCAAATCCAAATCCGCGATATACCGGACCTGTAATTTCGGTAGACGATGCATATGCTAATGCAGTCAACGTGGTAAGTGAGCCATATGAATCGAGTGATGTCATACAAGGATATCTAACAGCTAATCAGGATGTAGCAGCTCATGCGGAGAGAACAGCACTAGCCATGGGTCTTACTCCGGGTACAACCGAGTATACACGAGTCATTGAAAATACAGCACGAACGCATTTCAACGAATTTGGAAAAGATAACCCAGCTAGATTAGTAGAAGGTTTCCCAGAAACTGGGCGTGCGTTGATGTTGGATATTAGTCAGAATTTGGCACCACCACCTACCTATGAAACTTCACAAACATTTCTCGATTTCGCTGATCAACAAGATCAAATACTTGCCAATTTAGCAAATCCATTGCCAGACGAGAGCATTAACACACTAGAAGATGCTCGTAACGTTGATCCATTTGCCCCGTCTAGCACGGGTGGCCCAGCATACGGAGCGTATCTAGCTAAGAATTTAGATGTCCTCGATAACATTACGGGTTTTCGTAGCGGAACACCTCAACCGGGATATGCAGCTCTAAATATTCCGGAAGGGGGGTTTGCACCCGGAACGCCAGAAAATGCAGCGGTGCAACAATATTTGGCTAATGCAGCTAAAGAACATTTTGAAAATTTCGGATTCCAAGAAGGAAGACAGTTCTATAAAACTGGTGGTCCGGTTAAAGGTTATCAACTTGGTGGACAATACCAATCATTTAATGACCCTATGTATGGAGAGTTAGTGGAAACAGTCAATACACCAATTGATCCTGAGTTTGGTGCTGATGTCACCCAAGGGATCGTAAATCCAATAGGTCTGGACGTAATGATTCAGCAACAGACGGGTCTGACAGAGGGTGATGGTCCGAATGTCAACCAACCGCCAAGTACAAGCAATATTGATGCAATGGAAGCAGCGTTACGGTCAATGAGTAATTTTCAAAATCCATATGATCCGGTTCTCGAACAATTGTCTGGACAAGTTGCTGGTGCTCAAACAATCTACGATCAACAATTAGCAGAATTGTTAGCAAACACACGAAAAGGTCCGGATAAAGCTGAACTTTATTTCAATCTTGCTGCCGCTCTTAGTGCTCCAACTAAGACGGGAACGTTTGGAGAATCTTTAGGGTTAGCGGCAAAAGAGTTTGGAAAATTTTCATCTGAATCACGAAAAATGAAACAAAGTGCTGACGCTTTAAAACTGAAACAAGCAGAATCAAAATTAAAATCATTGCAATCGCGTTACACTAAAATTCAAGACAAACAATCAGAAGAGGCAATTAGAAATCAAGAACAACAATTTAAAGTAATGAAATTCTTAAAAGAATTTGGATTGGAAGGGGAAAAATTAGCATTAACAGCCGAGGGTATTGCTCTCAAAAAACAAATTGCGGATTATGAACAAAAATTTAAACCTCTAAATGAGTTTGGGAAACAAGCGGTAGAGGAAGGTTTTGTAAGAGGTACACCGGGATATCAAGCTAGAAGCAAAGAACTTTATTTGGAGAGTTTGAAGAAAAACCGCAAAATGCCACAGTTTTCCTCCAAAATATTATCAGAAAAAGTTGGAGCAAAACAAACGGCGATGCTCAGTTTGGCACAACTTCGTAGAGCGTTAGAATTGAATGAAAATGCATATGCAAATAATTTTAAAGACAATGCATTTTACCTCTGGAAAAAAGCTACGGGTAGTAAAGATAAAAAATTTCAAGATACTGAATTGTTGAATAATATTCTCAGTTCAGAAGCATTAGCAAAACTCAAAGCAACTTTCGGGGGTCAAATTTCGGATGGCGAAAGAGATGCTCTTGAAAAATTAAGTGGTGCAACCGCAGCTACAAAAGATGTTAGAAGGGAAATTATAAGAGAAGCAATGGCGGTCCTAGAAAGGATTTCGCACAACGCAGGCAAGGATATTGAATGGTTTGGCGATCCGGATAGATATAATGCTCCGCTTCAAGGATATGACGATTACATAAACCGAACTCATAAGTTTGCTAATCCACGAACTACTCAGGGTGGGAGTGAATAATGAGCGATGAATCTAATTACTACGGAAATTTAGCGCGAGCTGGTGCCGAAGGTTTGCTCATGGGTTTTGGTGGGGAGGCCGAAGCCTATTTAAAATCAAAAATTTTAGGCACAAGCTATGAAGAAGAATTAGATAAAATTGAAAAAAGTTACGGCAAATTTAAACAAGATAACACTGGTGCTGCATTAACGACTGAAGTTGCGGCTGGGATTTTGCCGACGCTGGCTGCTCTTTTTGCACCTATCCCCGGTTCACGAGTTGGGGCCGCGGCTAACATCGGTCGCATGGGTCAGGCGTTGAAAGGATTTATAAGACCCCAAAGAGTGGTTGGCGAAATGGGTAGGCAAGCCACAAGACGCATACCGAGAAGGGGTAGGAGACTAGTTGACAATCGTGTTACACGAGCAATGGGTACGGGAGCTACAACTGGTGCAATAGCCGGAGCAGGTGCAGCAGAAAAAGACCAATATGGTGTACGCGACAGGTTCGGAAGTGCTCAAGAAGGGGCTGTGTTTGGTGCTTTACTCAATCCAACTCTACAAGAAATTGGCGGTGGTGGATTAGCATTAGTACGAAATCTACGAAATAGATTCAGAAATCCTACATCGAATGAAGTCACTAAAGAAGCTGTAGAAGTAATACAAAATCGTTTAGGGCCAGATGTAGATATCAGCGAAGCCTTGGAAACAGTAACTCAACAACGTGGGATGGGCGTACCTGCAACCCTTGCAACGATTGATGATGATCTAGGGAGATTAGGATTGTCACAAGCTAAACAAAGTGATGAGGCTGCCCGAACATTTACGGAAAAGTTGCCACCTGAAAGCGCTGCGAGAGATCGGGTGCGTCTACAACTGCAAACGAGGTTAACCGACAAAAACTTTGCTGACTTTAAAGATGAGATTTTAGAGGTAAGAAAAACGAGAGCAAACGAATTATACGAAGCTGCAAGACGAAGTAGCGTTGTTATTGACGATAAAGATATTTTAGATTTTATAAATTCCCCTCGGTTGAAAAAATATATTTCCGGAGCCAGAGAATTACAAACTGGCGTATCTGAAAGAGCACGGTTAGGTGGTGATAAAGATATTGCAATGAACATACAAGTTGACTCAAGTGGAAATGTAACCGGATTAGATTTAAATGCGATAGAACAAATAAAAAGAGCAATGGATAGGGATATTAACGAATTAATAAAAAGAGGTGATCCCGGAGAACTAATACAAGATAAAAATGTTTTGTTAGCTGCGGTCGAAAAGTTAGACCCTAAAAAATATGGCGAAGGTATTGAAGCATTTGCTCTAGCAAGAAAAACTTTTAAAGGTGATTCAGAGATAGCTGATGCTGTAGACCTTGGTGCAGAGTTTATGAATACCAATAAATCAGCATCAGAGTTTAAAAAAGTATTGAGTGGTATGACAGAGGGTGAGCGAGACGCTTTTGTGGTAGGTGCAATGAAAGTGTTGACAAAGCCACTGGATACATCAACAAGTCAAACTAAAAACTTTGCAGATTTTATAAATAGCCCAAACGTGCAGGAAAAATTAGAGGCGATGTTACCAGATACTGGTGACGGAGGTTTTGATTTATTAAAAAATGCTTTGGTTGCAGAAAACGAATTTTTAAGAAGAACAGCGGGTTTGTTACGAACTAGTGCAAACACACTGCAAAGAACATCTGATAAAAAAAATATGGTGAGAGAAGGTGCTACGGAATTGGTCTTAGATAATGTATCTGGTGGACTTTCAAAAGCTATGTTACTTCCCCAAGTTTTCAACTTAATACAAGATGTAAAAACTCCGGACTCTGTAAAAGCTAGAATTGCAGAACTCCTTGTTGGAACTCCGGAAGAGGTTGCTACCGCAGTCAAATCAATTGAAAAGTTAACCAGTAAGGGTCCGGGTAGAGATAAATTGAGACAAGAGTTCCGTGAGGAAGTTGTTGGCGGGTCAACACGACTTATGACATCAGAAAGTGATGACACATATTAGGAGAATAAAGCGATGGGTAAATTTTTTGACAAATTACAAAAATTTTTTGGGGAACAAAATATAATCACACAAATCGGTATTATTCTTTTTGTTACTTTTTTTGTAGTCGCAATTCTTATGGCGTTGGGAAGCTAAAAAATGTTGACACTTCTCGGTTCTCTAATTGGTTTCGGATCGAGCTTTCTCCCTAAAATACTTTCGTTCATCGAGACACGGGAACAGAACAAGCAAGAGATTCGGCTGATGGAAAAGCAAGCCGAACTTACACGCATTACGGCTGAGTTTGAGCGTGACAAGGCTCAGGTGCAAGCATTGTCTGCCGAGACAGTTGCGTTGTATCAGGCCGATGCGGCTGAGGCTGCGTCATTAGAAAAGGGATCGTGGATATCTGCATACCGCGCTAGTGTCAGACCAACTATCGCCTACATCTTTTTATTGTTTTTCGTTTTTGTGAAAACGTTTGCTCTTTATGGTATGATTCAATTTGAAGGTATGATGATCAAAGATGCATTACCACTGATTTGGGACGAGGGAGATGCTGGAATTCTAGCCGCCATCATAAGTTTTTATTTTGGTAGTAGAGCATTCAGTAGGAAATAGCTATGGAAGGTATAAGCATAACAGAATGGATTAACGTTTCTCTGGGAATTTTCGCGGTTTTGGGATCGATCGTATTTGCCTTAGTTAAAAATCATATCTTACTACAAGAAGCTTCTAAAAAAATAGAAGTATTGTTCGAATTGGTCAATTCTTTACGAGATCGTATTAACAATGGGAAGGATAAGTAATGGCTCCAAGAAAAAAAAGCACCGTGAATAAATCAGGTAACTACACGAAACCCGGACTGAGAAAAAAGATATTTGAATCAGTCAAGGCTGGTGGCAAAGGTGGTAGGCCCGGTCAATGGAGCGCCCGCAAGGCTCAAATGGTCGCAAAGAAATATAAAGAAGCAGGTGGGGGTTATAAGTCCTAATGGCTAAAACAGCTAGACAAAAAAGTCTGACCGATTGGGGTAAACAAAAATGGCGTACCAAATCAGGTAAACCATCTACACAAGGGTCTAAGGCCACTGGTGAACGTTACCTACCGGAGAAAGCTATAAAGCGTCTGAGTAGCCAAGAATATGCGGCTACGACTGCTGCCAAACGTAAAGCAACTAAAGCTGGTAAACAGTTTTCTAAGCAACCGACTAAAATCGCAAGCAAAACTAGAAAATATAGAAAGACCAGAGCATGAATGCTATTAAGTTTGAAAAAGACATGGACCGTGATGGTGACGGTATCATTAGTGCCGAAGAGGTGCAGGTCGCTACAGCATATGAAAAGGCTACCATACAATCCCGCATAACGATTGCCAGCTTTATAGTAATTGTTATTCTAACAGCTTTGTTATTATCCGGTTTAATCCCAGACAGCCGCATTACAGCGTTATCAGGATTGATTTCAACCCTGTTTGTGGCGCTGGCTGGCATAATCGGAGCATTCTTCGGTATGCAAGCATGGATGTCCAGAAAGTAACCAAGACATCTGACCGTGGCATCGATCTCATTAAGGCTTTCGAGGGCTACAGGGCAAAAAGCTACCAGTGCTCGGCCTCGGTGTGGACCATAGGTTGGGGGAGTACACGCCTAGCTGATGGTAGTAGG